TTTTGCATCAGAGCAACATTTTGCTGGTGCTAAACAGAAGAATCCATTAAAAAAATGGATTGAATCTACAAGATCATGGAAACTTCACATTGAAAATAAGAAGTTGGGTGAAGAAATAATAAGACGAAATAAGAAAACATATGAGGCAGCAATGAAGTTAAGAAAGCAATGGGAAATCAAATGACTAAACAAGTAGATTTTAATAAGTATTCCAAGTTTGTTGATGCTGTTACATCTGACGAATCAAAAGACTTTCTTGCATTATCAGATCGTCTGGTAATGTTGGATGAGAAAGGTGCAAATATAGAAAGACTCCTTACTGCTGGTGTTGGTTTAAATGCTGAAGCAGGAGAGTTTCTTGAGATTGTTAAGAAGATGATCTTTCAGGGCAAACCTTGGGATGAAGCAAATAAAGAACATCTCATTATTGAGTTAGGTGATGTAATATGGTATGCAGCAAATGCATGTATGGCACTTGGCATCTCATTTGAAGATGTAGTTGCTCGTAATGTTACTAAACTTGAAAAGAGATATCCTGGTGGTCAATTTGATGTGTACTATTCTGAACATAGGGAGGAAGGAGATCTATAAGTTGATTTTATAAATATACAAAAGCTGTGTTTTAAATTCGATGGATCTCAGAGCAATTGCAGAAGCTTACCAATCGGTATATGAAGGTAAGGAAAAGGAATGTTGTAAAGAATGTGGTAGTTATAATCATACTACTAAAGAACATGATACTGCAGTAACAGAAGCAGTTGATATTGCTTCTGATTATTTCTTATCAGAAGGAATAGATGAGAAAGAATTGGATGTTATTATCGAAGATGTAGGACTTGATGATTTCGTTGAGTTTGTTTTTGAAGAGAGATCAGCAAGGAAATCTTCTGTTAGAGCAAAGTCTTATGATCAAGTGAAATCAGAAGTTGATAAATCTGATGCTGCTAAGAAGAAAGCAGGTAAGGGTGAATACTCTGCTGCATATAAGAAGAAAGAAACTGATGTTACCGATTATGGTGATGATAAACCAGCAAAGGTATCAGTTAAGAAAGTTAAGAAGTCAGTAGCAAAAGCAAAGGCAACAAAACCTGCTGCTAAACCTGCTGCTAAACCAGTTGCTAAGAAAGCACCTGCTAAGAAGGCAACTAAATCAGGACTTGGAGATAAGATTCGTGGTGCTCTTAAGAAAGGAGTAGAACGTCATAAGGCTGCAAGAGCAAAGGGTAAGGAACCTGAAAAGCGTGTGAAGGAATTCGGTAAGGGATTCGCATCTGGTGTTAAGGACACTGTTAAGTTTGCTGGTAAAGTGAAGAAAGCAGTAGTCGGTGAAACACTTCTTGCACTACTTGATACTCTTGAGGAAGGTGTAGAAATTGATAAGTTTGATGCAGTACTTGCATACTTAATTGATGAGCAGATTGCAGAAGACTTTGATGCTGCAAGCAAAGCAATGACATCATTGAGTGAATCATTAGTTGATGAGATCTTTAAGCAACAGAAAAAACTTATTGCTTGGGATGAATACTCAAGTCGTCTTGTTTGGGAAGCCAGAGGTGAAGGAGATCCACAAGATGATGCAATTGCACAAATGTCAGGTGCTGGTGGAGATCCTCAAGATGATGCAATTAAGCAGGTAGTTAAAGCTGAAAAGAAAGCGGCAAAGAAAAAGAAAGTGAAAGAAGCATACACTGTAACTGCTGCTGACAAGAAAGGTAATACTCCTGCATGGCAAGGGTATAAGTCTGGTAAGAAAGGGAAAGATGGTACACCTTTATACAAGACTGCCGATCATCTTAATAAAGAAGGATACCAACGCAATCCTGAAAAGGGTGAAGCAGAAGAGAGGAAAAGGAGTAAGAGAGTTCGTGGAGAAAGAACTCCTATGCCACCAAGAGGTGATAAGCGTAGAGAAGACTTTGAGAAATGGTATGCTGCTAACGTAAGATGAAAACATTTCTACAATTCCAGGAACAGAGTAATGGTGAAGAAGTAGATGGGAAGTTTATGTCCTATGCTACAATGAAGGCAAAGGGTATTAAACCTAAGAGAACTGCTGTTCAGAATGTTATTAACAATACGATTAGACCTGCACAGGGTAAACCTAAAGGGCAGAAGAAATCTGATTATACTGATAGGCATAAGCACATGGATCGTAGGGAATCTCCTAAAGATACAGTGACTAAAAGGCGTGAACAAAAGGCACGTGCAGATGCTGCCATGAGGGATACTCGTGGAACATGATGAATGGTTTGATGATTCTAAAAAGAATCCTTTAGACTCTATGCCTATTGCGACAAATAAATATCATCCTGATGATGATTATGCCCCTTGTGAATACGAACCCCCAATGACTGACTCTGACTGGTTTATTAAAAAACCCGATACTTATTCTTCACGACATAAATCAACACCTGACCATGAGAAAGGTGCTGAAGAAGTAGTTACGATGCATGAAAAGATGTATCGTATGGCAACACAAAACCACAGTCCTTGGAAGGGAGGTGGATCTGAAAATTTCCAAGGAGGATCTGAAAATGTCATTTGAGATAGACAAGTCAGCACACAAGAAAGCACAAAAGAAATCAAAGATGCGTAATCTTGCTAAGGATAATACCAATCCTCATGAGAAAGCAGCAGCAGAAAAGAAAGCTGGTGGACCAAAACTTATTGGCGAAGCAACAACATTCTCTAAGTGGAGAAAAAATGCTAAGTCAGCAATGCAAAAGGCAGTTAATAGAAAGTCTGAAGTATTAAAGAAACCAGAAAAGGCACAAGATGCTGGTGCTAAAGCAAGAAGAAAGTTACAAAGAAGAGAGTATGCGGATAAAGTTAGTACAATTATTCCTAAAGAGTTAGAGGATCAAAAAAAATGGTCGGGGTTTAAAAAGTTATTAGACTAAATAAATTCAGTTTGACCAAAAATAATGACTGCTCTGATTGATCCAAAAAAATATACCAAAACACTTGACCTATTAAGGTCATTTTTTTTGGCTAAAGGTTTTTTAGAAGTTCATACTCAGAACCGTTTAAGCATTCTTGCTGCATGTGAAGATCCAGAAACAGTAGCAACATATGAATATAACGGTGAGATATGGCCACTACCACAGACTGGCCAGATGTGGTTAGAATATGAATTACTTAAGAACCCTGAAGTACCAGGATTCTTTTGTGTTTCTACTTCCTATCGACAGGAACCCAATCCTGTTAAGGGAAGACATGAAGTTATCTTCCCTATGTTTGAGTTTGAGATGCACGGAGGTGTAGAAGAACTTAAGCAAATGGAAATAGAATTATGTGAACATCTTGGATTGCCTGATCTAGAAATTGAAACTTATGATGGTTGGGGTAATATGTTTAATGCAAAAGAACTTGACCATGATCATGAACAAAAGATTGGACATGGTATGATTACTGACTTCCCTGAATGGACATCACCTTTCTGGAACATGGCAAGGAATGATGATGATACCAGTAAAAAGATTGATGTAATTCTTAATGGTATGGAAACTATTGGTTCTGCAGAACGTAGTACTGATAGGAAACAAATGCGTGATACTTTCCATACAATTTCTGATGGTGAATATGCTGGTCTACTCTATAAATTATTCGGTAAGGAAAGAGTCGAGAAAGAACTCGAAGAATTCCTTGAGTTTGATTTCTTCCCCAGAAGTGGTGGAGGAATTGGAGTAACACGTATTATGCAAGCGATCCCTGATTAGGGATCTCCAATGTAAGGTGGTGAAATGGTAAACACAGCTGTCCGTTTAACAGCCGATTCCTTTGCGGGTGTCTTGGAGGTTCGAGTCCTTCCCTTACAGTTTTAAAAATAATATTTATTAAGGACAACTTTTAGACTGTCCACTATATACCTGTAAAGGACGTTTTTGCAGTATAATAGCCATATGAAAAACAAACACCTTGAGCATCCAGAAGACTCTATCCTAGAAGGCAAGGATGGACTGTATAAGATTCTGAACTTCTTTAAGGGGAAGAATAGTAAATTGTCTGTCAAGTATGATGGAGCTCCTGCCATCGTGTGGGGAATCAATCCTGAGAATGATAAGTTCTTTGTTGGTACAAAGAGTGTATTCAATAAAGTAAAGATTAAAATCAATTATACTCATTACGATATTGAGACTAACCACGGACATACACCAGGAGTTGCATCTATACTTCACATGTGTCTAGAGAAACTACCAAGAGATGGTGGTGTTTATCAGGGTGACTTCATTGGATTTGGTGGAGGAAAAGAATATACTCCTA